CAAAGAACAGCCCCGAGGTCGAGCTGAACTTCCGTTGGTTGGACCTGAACCAGTGGGTTACCACGAAGTTGACAAGCTGGATCAACCTGGAAGTCTACGATGCGACCGAAGAAATCATCCCTGATGAGAAACTGCTTGGAATGAAATGTTTCATTGGTCAGGACGCTTCTACAACCACCGACCTTTCCGCTATCGTAAGGCTATTCCCGCCTCAACCTGGACTGGAAAAATGGCATTTTAAGAGTGACGCCTTTATTCCGCGCAACACTCTGCTCGAGCGGGTCCGGACAGATCATGTCCCATATGACAAGTGGGAGATGAGCGGACATGTGCACGTTACAGAGGGAGATACGATCGACCATTGGGTAATCCTGGGCAAGGTGCTCGAATACAAAGAAATGTACGAAGTGGTTGAGCTGGTGTCCGACCCGGCGTTTGCAGTCATGCTGACCCAGGCTGAAATAAAGGAAGGGGTCAATGTAGTAACTCAGCAAGGCACTTTTGCGGTCCTGACCGACCCGATGAACACGGTTGAAACCCTGATGCGATCCGGGCAACTGACCCATGAGCACAATCCGCTCTTGCGATGGACCTTCGGAAACGCCTCGATCGCAACTAACGGATCAGGCCTGAAAAAACTGGTCAAAGAGACCAAAGGAAAGAGCGTGATCCGGACCAAACGAATCGACCCAGTTATGGCGTTGGTGTTGGCAATGTGCAGAGCGCGGTTTTACGACCAGGCCAACAACCTTGAGGAACGGATCCTCTCGGAAGGATGGGGTATGTGAGCAAGAAACAAGTGATCAATAAAGCAGTGATAACCCAGATTCCAACTGAGATGCAGCCGGGTGACAACAACTTTGTACTCTATTGGCCACCAATGGCGACGATTGGAACCATTAGCGCGGAAACTGCAAAGAAACTGTCTACCGTCTATCGCTGCATGAATATTTTGAGTGATGATATTGCCGCGTTACCCTTCCAACAATTTGAAAGGCTGGAAAGAGGATCCAGAAGGGTCAAGCCCGACGGAGACAGCCGAAATGTGGCTTATTTGATTGAAATTGAGCCTAATAGATGGCAAACGCCTTTCGTGTTCAAAAAACGGCTTATTTTAGACTTGTTGAGCATGGGCAATGCCTATGCTTGGAGACCGGTAAGCGCCTACCCAGAGATTTATCACCTGGAGGCAAGCAAGGTGCGACCAGTGTTTGATAGAAAGGGCAACCGCTATTTCCAGGTATTGTTTGACAACGGGGAAGTCAAAGACATCCCGGATCCCGAAATCCTGCAACTGATGATCAACCCGGATAAGCGGGGAATGTTTGGCAGGTCAGTGCTTGGATATGCATCTGACACGATAAACCGACAGATCGGAGCCAACACTTCTCGCAATACCCTAATGGGTAACGGACTGCTACCTACTGCCATTTTGAAGGTGAATGGCGCAATCGGAGAAGAAGCCAGGCAGAAGGTCAAGGAAAGTTATCTAAAATCAGCCACAGATGGTGTGATGGTGCAGGACAATGCCATCGTCGATTTCAAACAGATCACGATGAACGCATCGGATGTGCAATTCTTAGAGAGCATCCAGGCGACTGAGGTTGAGATTGCGAACTACTTTGGCTTGCCACAGTACAAGCTGAATCTGGGCAAACAGTCTTATCAGTCGAACGAGCAGCAGCAGCTGGATTACCTGGGGACCACCTTGAACCCCTACCTGGTGCAATTTGAACAGAGTGCCAGGCTGAAATGGCTGGCAACTGAGGAGCAAGATGAAGGATTCTTCCGCTTTGAGCGTAAGGCGCTGATGCAGCTAGATACCAAAACGCAGGCTGAATTTCTGCACACTCAGATTTTGGATGGTATCTATTCGCCCAATGAAGCCCGGGCAATTAACGATCTGGAACCATACCCAGGTGGAGATCAACACTACTTCCCTGGAAATATGGCAGTGATCACAGAAAAGGGGTTAATCATGCCCGGCAAGGAGACGCTATGAAATTGAATATGCAGGCACAGAAAGAAATTCCAGATCAGCGCAAGCGAACCCTGGCATTTGATGCCATAGAGACTGGAGATGTAGAAATCTACTGCTATGGCGACATTATGGACAGCTATTGGTTTTATGACCCAGTCCACCCACCTCTGGGGTATGTCACCCAGGACGCGATGAAAGAGGCTTTGGATCAGGCAGCAGGAAAATCTGTTTTATTCCGGATCCATTCCTCTGGGGGTGACATGATGGCGGCCAGCACAATCCGGTCGATGTTGATGTCGTATCCAGGTAAGGTGACCTGCCAGATTGACGGGTTGTGCGCGAGCGCAGCCACCTACATTGCCACCGCAGGTTCAAAGGTGCAAATGCAAGATTCTGCCTTTTTTATGATCCACGACCCCTGGACGATCACGATTGGCAATGTGGACGACCACCGGGTGACGATCAGCATGCTAAAAGAGCTGAAAAAGGGGATTGTTGAAGCGTATATGGCAAAGAGCACGCTAGAGCAGAATCAGATCGAAAAAATGATGGCAGATGAGACCTGGATGAGCGCACAGACTGCGCTTGAATATGGGTTTGTAGATGAGATCATCAGCCAGCCGACATCCGCAAGAGCGGCTGTTATGGCAAAGGATTCTCTGTCAGTGATGAATCACGCTTTGAAGGGATACCGAGAGGTGCCGGAAGCGGTGAAAGAAATGATGAATGTTACGGAGGCTCCGGCAACCAGCGTGCCGGGAGAACCCACCGATACAGAGCCCGACCAGGGCGAAATGGAACGCGAGAGAGCCGTCCAGGCACTGCGCGAAAAAATCAAGAATCTCAAGAAGGAGAAAGTATGACCACATTCAAAAGTGCGTATGACCTGGCGCAGAAACGCGTACAGGTCGTGAATGACAAGGCTCAGGAGATCGAAACCCTCCTGGGCGGCACCGAGGAAGACGTCAATGCTGCTCTGGCTCTTGAGCCCGCGCTGGACGAGGCTCAAGCCGAAGCACAAAAGGCGATCGACCTTTACAACAAACTGACCAAAGCAGGCGATCTTGCTGATAGCACTGCCAGTTTGTTTGTTCCTGTATCCGAGGCAGCAGCAGAAGTTGGCACTGTCAAAAACACCATGACCCGCGAGGAATTCGACGGGATGAATACCAGTGAGAAGGCTGCGTTTATGAAACGCGGTGGCAAAGTCACTGAAGAGAAGGAGTAAAAAATGCCTGATTCTTTAGCAAGTTTGTTTCCAACCCTTTATGCGGGCATCGCGGAATTTCCACGGCGCCAGTTTGGGATGATCAGAGCCGTCCAGGTGGATGGCCAGCTCTCCCGAGCCGCAAAGGGTCAAAGTGTGGTCTGGGATGTGCCTCAGGTGAGCGGTGCAGTCGACATCGAACCTGCTGCAACTCTGCCCGCACCCGCTGCTGATGTGGCAAAAGCGCTCACTTACACAATGGCACACCGAAAAGGCGTGCGCATTGCAGTGACCGGGGAAGCCTCGGAAGCGATCGGTGACGCCAATATGGCGATCCGCCGACAAAACCAGTATTTGCAGGCGTTTGACGTGCTGGCAGCCGGGATCGAAAGTTACCTGGCAGGCGTCGCAATTCTGAACGCCAGCCGTGCTTTTGGTACAGCTGATACCGTGCCGTTCACGGCATCTTCCGTCAATCTGGAGTACTTCGCAAAACTGTGGGGTATCCTGGCAAAAAATGACCGGTCAAACGGAGAACTTTCCCTGGTGCTGAACACAGCAACCGCGGAGGCGATGCGTGCCTATATGGGCATGCTGTACAAGGCAAATGAAGCTGGAGACGATGAGATGATGAAGAACGGATACCGCACGCGGGTCCAGGGATTCAATGTCTACGAAACCAATCAAATCACGCAGCATACCAAAGGTACTGGTGCCAACTATGTTTTGAATGGAGCCCACGCCGCTGGTGCGACAGATGTCAAAGTGAAGACTGGCACAGGCACCATCCTGGCTGGTGATGTGATCTCGATCGCTGACGAACCTTCCGGCTCGAAATATGTTGTTACCAAAGGCATCACCGAAGCAGGCACCCTGACTATCGGGGCACCTGGTTTGCTGGGAGCCGGTGCGGATGGCAAGGCAGTCAGCATTCACCAGTACACCCCCAACCTGGCTTTCAACCAGTCAGCGCTCGGTCTTGGCTGCCGTCTGCCCGAGATCCCCAAAGAGGGTGATGCGGCTATCGATGCCACCAGCATTCGCGATCCCTATACCGGATTGGTGTTTGAAGTTCGTCGGTATGCTGAATATCGCCAGATCGTAGACGAAGTTTCGATCATGTACGGCGCGATCGTTTTGGACCCAGAGGCAATCGCCATTGGGTTGAGCTAAGGCGGGCATGACTGAAGTGCAGTTTATTACCGTTAGCAAGGATGGATGTCGGTTAGATGTCCATCCTCAAAAAGAAACACAGAACGGAGGTGGTCCATCTCTGAAAGACACCACCGCCGAGTCTGGCCAGAAGAAAGCGGCCAAAAAGGCTGAGGTGAAGTAATGACAAACATCCTGACCCCTACCGAGGCAGCAACTGTTTTGCGTTGCGAGATTGATGATCAGAACATGCTGGATCTGTTGCCGCAGGTGGATGCGTATATTGAAAACGCGACCGGGTGGAAGTGGACCGAGGATGAGGTGATCAACCCGACTGCCAAGGCAGCGGCCAGGATGCTTTTAGTTCAATGGCACGAAAACCCGGCACAGCTGGGATCAGAATCGGTGCTCAGTTTTGGTCTGAACGCGGTATTGCTGCAGCTTAAAGCAGAGGCAGTCCGCTTGAATGAACTGCTGGAGCTGAGCACATGAAGATTGGTAACAACATAACCAACCCGGGAGAGCTGCGAACAAAGATCACCCTGGAAGAGCGCAAACTCGTGGAAGATGCCGGTGGGTTTGCTACCCCTGCTGTGGGGCAGCAGATTCAGACCTGGTGCCGATGGATCAATGTACATGGAAATGAGATCTGGCAGGCTGACGCTGCAGGAGCCAGCAAGGCTGCCACTATTTTGATTAGATATCAGCCTGATTTGGATGAAACCTGGAGAGTGATCTATCGCGGAAAAACATGGGAAATTCGTTCGATTGACAACATAAGAGAGCGTAATGAATATCAGGAGCTCAAGATTGCCATGATTGGAGCTGGTTGATGAAAGCGAGCTTGAGAATGCCAGCAAATTTGCAGAAAATGCTGGAAGATCTGAACGAGCTGGAGCGATCGCAGATTGATGATATCGCCGGCGATATGCTGGACGCCGGAGCTGAAGTTGCCCTGGCAGGCATGCAACGCCGGGTGCGCGTTCGAACTAGCAAATTGAAAGATCATCTTAAGCGGAGTGAAATCAAACGTGATGGTAATGTCTCGTTTGTGGAAATCGGCTTGATCAATGCTCCAGCAGAAGTAGTTCGATATGGTACGGTCAACGAGTTTGGATCTTCAAGTGTTAAGGCACAATCATTTGTCCGCGCGACCATGAATGAAGATAAAGGAAAGATCTACCGGGCAATGAAAGCACGCCTGAAGGCTAGAGGTATTGAGTAATGACCACGATTTGGGCAAGGGTTCGGAGCGCACTTAGTGGTTTGGAAGTGCCTGTCGAGAACAACAGGTTGGAATTGCAGACGGGTGAGACATGGCCCGACCGATATATCACTTTTCAGGCAATTTCAACGGTTCCGGAAGAACATGTTGATGACCGTGAGGTCTTACGAAACCACCTGGTACAGCTGAATTTGTGGTCCAAAAATGGATTTGAAAGCTTCCCGGATGTGGAAGCAGCTATGTTGGCAGCCGGCTTTTTGTTCCAGGCCGAGCGCGATATGGATTACACAGAGACTGGCCATTATGGCCAGAGTAAGGATTTTCTTTTTATGGAAGAAAAGGAGTAAGAAATGACTATAGGACAAGGAGAATACAAAAGCCAAATTGGGCTTGATAAGTTGCATTACGCGCCGGTGACGGCAGATGATGCCGCAGGTTATACCGCTGGAGTGCCAGTTTATTTGGCTCCAGTGGCAACAGCAAAGGTGAGTACTACCCGAAACACGAACACGCAATATGCGGATGATGGGGTGTTTGACAGCTCAAGTGCTGAAAGTGAAAGCTCGGTTGAGATCGAGGTAACCAATGTTCCATTGGCAACAGCGGCACTTTTGACCGGCA